TCACGTTTAACCGGGTGGTAGTCGGGCTCCGGGGGAGGCAGGCTCTTCCGGGATATCTCGCGCTTCAATTCGCTTGCAATAAGGCATAGGGTCTCGCAGTAGCCGTATCCTTCGACGGGCTGCTTACCATCGTCTCGGTACATCCAACCAGAGAATTGGGCCGCTGCTTCGCGTATGGCCTTGTTTACTACTACCGATTCGGATGAGTACATAGCGTTCATGTATACGATCGATCCGTTTCGGTCATTTAGAACCGGCGACGACAGGCTCTTTGTAACCCCTGCTTTCCTCAATGCTTGGTTGATATATTTTGAGATATCCTTTTTATCGGTTAAAATTCCATCACTTGCCAACAGCTTGTTAACAATAGAGTTACGCATATTCATAATTCTTATCGTGTTAAGAGCGACATCTTCAGGGACTATGTTATTGTACTTTTTTGCAGCATAAACGTATAAAATACCGTCCAGATTATCCCATAATGCGGCAAGAAAATAGAGTGAATTATCTGGAGTCTGGTGAAACGCTCCATAGTGAAGAATATTATTTGATCCCTCGTTCCAGTTTATTTTTATATTAACGCATTTGGATATAGAGAATGTAGGCCATACTGTTTTCTGTTGAGTCAAAACTTTAAAACATCCGCTTAATGCATCCACAATGTCGTCATGAGTATTTTCAGATACGAACTGTCCGAGTTCAACAAACATTTCTTTATTCCATGGTGCAGTAACATAGTATACGTGTCCATGCTGTGCTGCAATAGCGAACGGCCGCGCTCTTTCTATTTTGCTTCCAGCTATGGGATCGGGGCTTATCTTATACCCGAGAAGTTTTCCTGATAGGTAATGTGTGTTATACCTTCCCATTTCAGCCTTACCCTGCTCCCATGCAATAGTAGTATCAAAGCCATCAAATTCTGCGGCTTCAACCACTTTCTTTTCTATGGTTCCTGGAGGTTCTCGGTATCTTCGAATATTTATGATATAAAAATCACCGTTGTATGTCCCACATTCTGCCCCTACCGTATAGTCGGGATCTTTTTTTCTTCCCTCGGTTTCTTTTACTGCTGTAGCAGCCCAATCCCAATACCTTGCAGTAATCACTTTTTTAGGCAAATCTTCCATCTGAATTGGCTTAAACCATTCCTTATCAAATACTCCACCCTTATATGTTATCAGACAATTTCCCTTAAGAAGCCTCTCTTTCATTACATGGTCTTGAGCGTTTAGATTTGCTTCGTATCCGGGATCGTTTGTCTTTAGTATTTGATTATCATCTATGTTGGCATAAATAAACGTGATTGATTTTGGTCCATTACCCCGCTCATCCCTATAATCTTTATCTACCCATACTTCCTCGTCGTTTTCAACTATAAAATAGCGCACTATACCTGATCGTTCCGGTATAAAATATCCAGTATTCGGGTTCCACCACCACTGAAGGAGGTCCACTACCCACCCGGGCTCCGGGTTAAAAGCAGCAAGAATCCAGCACGATTTAGTATACCCCATTGGCTTCCTATTGCGCGACATCATATAGAAAAATTGGAATTTGGTTCTCTGTGTTACTTCGTCAAACATCATAAGAGGTATCTGAGATGTCTGATATCCAAAAACATCTTTGTCATATTGTAAAGCAGCAAGCTTACCGTAGGCTCCGGATGGAAATTTCCACGTCAAATATGTGTCATTTGGCTTAGCGTTAAATCGTGTATATATATTTTTCGATGTATCCCAAGCTCCTCCATTGGATGTAAGCTCGGGTCTGGTTGTGCGAAAATAAACAAAATTAAAATTCGTATCATCAACGTTAATCAGTGGAGCAAGCAACTCTGCAAAGGTCTTACCTCCCCCAGCAGCTCCCCCATAAAATGTGATATCCGCCTGTGACGTAAGAAACAATTCCTGCTTTGGCTGTGGTCGTAACGGCTTAAATTCGTTATCAGCCATAAATACCACCATTAAAATTATAATTATTCTGCACACTAACTTTTTCCACCTATTGGAATATTTCTACCATTCGCAGGAACATAGACTTCAGGTTTCGTTATAACAACTCCCTGTATCATCTCAGTAAACAACTTCAGGTTCTTACCCCTCCACTCCAGTCCTTTTATTTTAGAGTGTAGTTTTATTTTCATCGTTTTTCTTTGAAGCACACCACCTAAAAGATCCTCGGTTACTTCGAGTGATTCTATAGCCCTTGTGTTCTTTCCTATTTTTGACAGATACTTTCCCTCGTTACTTTCAGGCTCATAATAATCTTTTATATCGGAGAAACCAATAATATCAAGTTCTTCCAGTACTTTTTTTGCCATATCGATGGCTTCTTCTTTTGATCCATTTATTTCAGTTTGGAGAGATAATATATATCTTAAAACTTCTGGCTTTTCGAGCAGTCTTGCAGCTTTAACCTCTGCAGATTTTCCCTTGAGGGTCTTATACGCTTCTTCTGCGGCTTTTGTTTTATTGGAGTGAAGAACATACCTGTGACAGAATAGTTGTACCGCTGGTGGTAACATACCTCTGTCTTTTTGTTTTCCCATTTCCACCCCTTTCGGGCATATATATAATTATAATATACAATAATAATTTAATTAAATCATCTTATTTTTCGGTAACACTTTCATTGACAGCCCCAAAAAACTAAAAATTAAAACATTGTATACAACGGTTCGGCCGATGTATGCTGTGTTGAGCCGATGCGACCCCTACTGGCCGCTGTGCCAGCCTCGGTCCACCGTCGTGCGCTTGGGGCGCTACCCCTGTGCTGCACCGGCTCAACATTGCATACTCGGCCTGTTGCACGATGTAAACCGCTCCACCTTAATTTCCTTTCGGCGGGCTGGTCAAATCGGCAACCAACTTTCGTAACGATGGGTCGGGGCAATACTGTTTGTCAACACAATCGATGCACCGCCATTCCACATCAGTTCCTTTAGGACCATTGCGATACACTGCAACCCCTACCTTCCCGCACTTACCACACTTCATCGAAGCCTCCAAAGCAAGCCCGCCAAACTATTAATTTTGGAGAGCGATTTATTTTGTACAACGTGCGCCGTTTGACGCCGTTATTCATTTATAATATATTTGATAATTTTTCTATTAACAAATAAAGTATCTTTACTTTCAACCAAAGACAGAATAAATTCGCTTGTTGCTGAATCACGAGCCTCAAGAAACCAGTGGGGGATTGTTGTACATATCCCAATACCGTTAGAGCAAGAATATTTAACATGATTCAATGGTATTGGATTATGGCGTTCAAACGGCTGTTGTGCGGTCGTACTGGCCGCTTCCAATTTTTCCAGCCGCGCATCTTGTTTTGAATCATATTTGACTGGGACAAATGCGTGAACAACAAATAATGCCAATGCAAGAAATATCAGTAAGTAAAGGATTGCTATTGCTTGTTTCATAAGTTTCTTTCTATGCGCGGCTTACCATCCAAAAGCGGACAGTATGCCGTCACAACGGCCCCGCGCACAGCCGATCGTTTTAATGTCGGCTTGCGCGTGTTGTATACAATACATGGCTAATTATTCATAAAACATATTTAAATTCTTTGTTATAATAAGGCAAAAACATGGTTCTTAAAAAGAAAAATCCATATCTTAATGACAATGAAAAAATAAAAGATAAACGAAAAGAAAAAGCATATAGATACCGTGAATATGAAACAACTGCCATTCAATTATTCTGGAATTCGCTTATTGCTTTCCATGGAATCATTATTGGAATAGTTGCTATAATAGCGACCCTTGATAATACCCGTGTCTCTAGTGCAATGTTGGCAACTATTTTTATTACTGCAATCATTTCTATTTTTACTTTGATGGTAATTTCTGTTATGGCTTCTGACCTGAATAGTTTCAGAGCTTTCTATTTTGAAATCACTTCTGGCTTCATTGAGGAAATTCCTGGGAATTTCAATAAAACCGAATATGATGAAAAATATAAGTCCAAGTATAGGAACTATAGAATATGTATGAAAATGGGCAATGTCATAGCATTTTTCCTTCAAGTAACTAATTGCGTTTTTCTTTATTTGATTATTCAAAACAGTTCTCCTTTTTAATTATTTAATAAAAACATACGCTCTTAAAGTTTCTAATTATCATCCATTTTTATGACATCTCATCAATTTCATTATTTAACAATCAGCCATGTACTATATACAACAGCGAATAAATACTCCGCTATCGCTCCGGGCTTCGCCATATTTGCTTCCGCAAAGCCTCCAGCAAACATTATTTATTCGCGAACCGTTAGCCGATAGTTTTGCCGGATTCCGCATTATTCTTCCGGCGCATACGATACTACTTAGAAAACAAGGCGTTTGACTCGGTGTGACTTGATTTACCAGTACGCACCGTGATAGACGTTGACACTGAACTGCCAACAAGCCTGTCGTTTTCGTCCACGAGAAGATAAACCCTGTCGCCCGAAGAGATACCTATTTTCTTGATATATACACCCTCTGCAACAGGTATACGGCCTTGATCTGAAAGGGTATACTGTTCCATTCTTTCGCTGCAACCTGCAATAAGTAACACGAAGGCAATAATGACCAGTTTCATAACAATGCTCCTTTTCTTTGCGCCGGACTATAATAGTTGATCTCCGGCAAAATTTTGGCTAACGTCTTGCCCCATTATGCAGTGAGCTTTGGCATTGCATAATGGGGCTGTTATACGAAGTAAAGCGATCTTCCGCAATACTCCGTCGCGCTGCTACAAACTATCATCGTACTTTGTAGAATCTCCTACCTTCATTTCAAAACCATGCTTGTAATAGCCGTTATGACAGTTGTATAGCACCAAGAAAATTTCGGCACCTTGCTTATTAATGAGACGGAACGATACTGCACCACCCTCATAGAGCCAGGAGCCGGTCAGCTTTTCAAAGTACTCAGGATCGAAGACGAAATCTTCGTGTTTGAACTCTACGCTTTTTTGATCGCTAAAATCTACTTCGCTGACCGGCTTTTTGTCGGTAAAAACGTAGCCGAAATTTTCGCAGCAACCTGACTCAAAATCAAACCCGACAAACACGTTATTCTCGTCAATAATATTGAGCCTGTTACCCCACCCACTGTAACTTGATTTTTCAAAAACTTGCATATCTTACTCCCGGTTATAAGTGCGCGACCTATAAATTAAAAGATCGCTTTATTTTGTATAACGTGTTGCCGCACAGCGGAAGTGCTGTACGACCGCATATTTACCAGCCAGCATTTTCGCTTGCGGCTGTTGTTTGACAATATCAATTTTGCCGATTAAAACCTTTTTTATTAAATACCACGTATGAAAACAAAAAAGTATATAAGATTAACGATGAATCCTTTTTACGACTATGTTACAGGAAATACTATGATTGTTGTTCCATCTAAATCTGCAAGAATAAAAACTACCAATGATGGTATTATTATAAGAGAAAAAATATCCGAATCTGTTAAAAAATTTGAAGAATATATCAGGAATACTACAAATAAAATTACTGTAAAAGGTTTTCCACTGACAAATAATGTTCTTATTGTGATTCAAATTCAATACCTTAAAAATGATTTTATCTCAAAAGATGTCGATAATATAGCTAAAACCATATTGGATTCATACAAGGGAATATTATATGTTGACGACAAACAAGTTACACAGCTCTTCATTGAAAAAAAACTTTCTGATGCATACGGATTTTTAATTGGAATTAAATCCATAATTAATGATAAAGATTCTATCCGTCTACCCAGCATGATTCTTCCGACTCCGAATCTGAAATTTTTGGATAAATACGAAAAGATTCAAAATTGTAATATTTACCTTTCCCAACATAAAAATAAATAGGAGATTTTTTTCCTGTTATTAACATGCATATAAAAAAAATTAGAAGATAACAATACATTTTTAATGCTGATATTTTATTACCATTATCCAACATTTCAGAATATTTTATAAAAAGTCTTTCGGCAAAATTGATACAGCAAACAACAGGCAATTTATGCATCGTCGCTACGCTCCTCGGCCTTCGGCAAACCGCTGCGCGGCTTCACAAATCGCCGAACCGTTGGGCGTATGTGCCAGTTTTGTACCATAATACCCTGCGGTGGCCTTCTTTGTTCGTAGCGAATAGTCGCAAGCATAGCACACTCACGAATCTCTGATGGTGTAAGCTGCAACGCGTTAATATGATGCTCCAAAGAATCCACCAAAGCCTTGATCAGGGGGTCGTGCATATAACGATACTCAATTGACTGCATTAGCCACCGCCTATAATAAATTGTTTTCAAAACGGGCATTTCGCCCAACGTTTGGCGCACGGTGGCACGTTTCCAATTGACACCTGCGCCTGTTGTAAGATGTGTGCGGTTCTTCCATATTATTCAGTGGTGGGCGGGGTATCTTCACCTGAACAGCGCTACAATCCACAATACCGGAGAACCGATATCTGCCGACAAAGGCACTAAGTTTACTCTACGCTGAAAGCTTGCCGCAATACCTCACGTGTCCCCCGGAAGGACAAGGCTCCCCGCTGATGGCAACTCAGTAGCCCACCACCTATAATTTTCAAAGAACCGCACATTTCTTACAACGTCCGGGCATAGCAGACGTTTCCAATGTGCTGAAAGCCGAGGGCGGTACTCCGCCCGATGCTGCTATGCCTTGTTGGAAGCTGTATTTACCGCCTCCGCAGCATCTTTTTTCGGCCTGTTTACACTTCCAACGAAGCCGCCGAAGCCACGGCTCCAGTCAAAACCTCGAAAGATTTATTGAACTCCCTTATTCGCGCCTGCATCTGGGTAAAATCGTAGCTGTTACCAAGCTGCTTAACTTTTGTGATGGTGCTTGCGTAATCGATAGCCGGAATACGCTGACCGATCTCCAGTTTCTCTGGAACCTTACCGGTAACGGAACGAAGCATTTCATTAACCTCTTCGCACGTTGCCGAAATCAAACACCCGCCCGACGTTTTTGCGATGATCTCCATTTGAACGAACCCCTTTTGTTATAGGTAAGGCCGAAAAACTATATTCTCGGCGGTAAATATTGCTTCCAACGTTCGACCAATGGCGAAGTTGCCGCCTAAAAAACATCTTTTATATCCATAGTGTCAGCGGCAATTTCCGAAGGCTTCGCGCCATTGGTTTGTTGTACGACGTTTTCCGGCGACTCCCCTTGCCCCGCCGCCGACAACACAACTGCCTCTAAACGATATTTACAGTTCGTAGAAACGTACTTGTGATTCGTGTTTAATTCACAAGTTCGAGAGTACGACCTAATATGCTCGCACGAATGTTGCGAATGAAGAGTACAGATGATTTCTTTGTCGCTTGATTTCACAAAACCTCCTTCGGCGGCTTATAATAAAGACTCGCCGGATAATGTTGTACAACGGGTTGGCCAACGGCGGGCGTGCAGCTTTGGGCATGTACGCCTTGGCCTGTTAGCCGATAGTTTACAGAACGCATTCCGAATTACCCGCGCGTACACTTGCTTGGTTCGAGATGCGGCGGCGTGACAAAACCTTTTTTATGAGGCAACTTTTTAACCATACGCTTGTAAGGCGATTTCTGCTGCTTATCAATTTCCCGCTCGTTGGCAGCAACACCCTTTAACCGACCTAACTTTTTAAGATACTCTTTCGTTTGTGCCATGATGACATCCTTTCGTTGAAACGAACGCGCATACAATATGTTTTTGCGTTCTGTAAATTTTGGCTAACGGGTCGCGCCACTCGCCCGCTGCGTACTCGTTGCGGGCTGGCGCTGTTGTATTTAGTGTTTGACGGTTTCCCCTTGTTCCGCTGGCGAGTTCATCGGACCCACGGGATTAAACATAGAAAACCCAAAAAAGTATATTGGGGCAATAACCGTCTCGCAAAGAATAACTCCCCATATCACGTTTCCGACACATACCTCATACCTTACGCTGTCGGAATAGGTGGTTAAATTTTTGGGAACAATCTTGCTTGCGACACCGATAGGCTTATATTCGATACCGCCGATAAATTTTGATTGGCCGCAACCAACAAGAGAAACACAAATTACCATTAACGCAACAAGCAATACTTTGAACATCTTATCTCCCTTCTCGCCAGCCTACAGTAAAAAGACCGGCAAATATTGAATACAACGTCAGACGCTACCCGACGTTTCCAATGTGCCCTTGGGTCAAGCCCGGTACTCCGGGCGCTGCGGGTAGCGTTTGTTGGTTGACTGTAGCGGACGACTCCACAGAAAACGAGTTTTTACGGCGAACCGGGCACCAAATTGGCGAAGTGTCATCCGTCCCGATTCGACGACCACGTTTATTTTTAATACCGTAAGTTGCATCATCGGCAATAGCGACAGAATGAGAACAGAAGTGATCGTAAATAGGATTTCTACCAGAAAGAACCAACTCGTTCGAATGCCACTTACATCCGAGACATGAATCATGCATCATTTGCATCGGACCTTCGTAACTGAAAATATCCATAGTAAAAACTCCTACAATATTCGATCTCGGCCGCTATTGCAACCAACTACTTAATATACGCCATTACTTTTTCTATAGTTTTTTTGTAAACGTATATTTTGTAATGGCTTATTAATTTTAATTACCCTTGGATCTGGTAATGATAAATATAGTTCTCTGATATGTTTTAATTTTGCTTCTTCGATTATTCTATGAAACATTCGGTACTATTTTTACCTGTTGTTTTGCACCATCTTCTCCATACTAGTAAATCTATCTTCAGTATTTCAATAGTGGTTTTATCACTCATTTCAGCGGGTCAGCCTGTCGTTGTGTGATCCTGAATGCCTCGATCATAGCACGATACTTTGCCCGGTCTTTATCGCTTGATTTGGGAAGATTGAAATATTTATCAGCAATTTTTATTTGCGCCATAACCTCTTTAGGTGTCATCGGTGACTGCTTGCCGTCGTTGAAATCAACATCAGCGTTCTTCACGCGCTCACCACGGGCTACCCTCTCGGCAACTTCTTCCTGTACTTCTTTGCGTGCCCTTGCAATTTTAAGGGCAGCTGTAGAGCTTATGGCGCCCTTTTTTACCGCCTGCTTGATATCGTAAGGAGCTTCTAGAAATTTCAACAAATCACGAATATGCTGATCGGTGCACCCGAGTCGACGTGCAATTTCAGACTTTGAAAAACCGTGCTTTTCGATGAGTTCTTTTATCGCAATTGCCTGGTCCTCAGCACACAGCTTTTCCTGGGTAGTGCCGTCAACCATCTGACGAATCATCAGTTCCGGTCCCTCGGGGGGCTTACCGGTAGTGGGGTCCTTTTCTTCAAGGTCGCATTCGATGTGTTTGAATTCCCCGCCCATGCAATCATTGGCGTACAGCATGGCCTTATACCGGCGTTGCCCTGCGGTTACAACAAAGTGCTTGCCGTCAGTGTGGAGATACCCTTTACCGGCTTCCCTTTGCCCCTGTAGCATCAGTAGGTTCGCCAGTACCGCTATCGTTTCCTGAACGAACGTCTTCCGTGCGTTCGGCGCCAGTATCACCATCTCAAACGGAATCTTGAACTTGTTTCCCGCCCGGTCGAACTGATCTTTCATTCCCATCTTTATCTTCCTTCCCAAAAAGATCCAATTCCAACTGCTGCATGCGGCAGTCAATTTGAGTAATTACCTCTCGAACCATATCAGCCTTTTTGCTGATAACGGCTTCAAACTCATCCTTCAAAATATTTCCCCACTCTTTAGATGGAACGGTAATTAGATCAAATTTTTTGCCCCATTTCACCTTTATGGTTCCATCCTTGCGGGCAACTACCAATATCCTGATTTCTCGAAGCGTCTTTTCGAGTCTCGCAAGTTGCCGTACCTGTCTATCGATCGAGTTCACTTCTTACTCCTTACTTCACCTTTTATTGAATCGGCAGTAAAAGTTACTGCGTACCGTGCTGCAGAAGAATAATCGTTTGCAATAGTAGGATACTGTTTCATAATCATTTCCAACTCTTTGACAGAATAGCCTATAAAAACAACGCCAACTCTACCTTTTTTTGCTGCATCATTTTTCATCTTTAGCTTATCCTTATAGTATCAATATACTTTAATTTTTTTTGTCATGCAATTTATTTTTATATTCTTCTGCAATTTTTTCAAACTTGTCGATTTCTTTTATCGCGTCGTCCACACTTCGGCACACCTTCCATTCCTCGCCTTCACGTTTCTGCTTGCCATGGAGCTTGCCGATCGCCCGGCCCTTACTGTCTTGTGTTTTTAGCTCCAGCAGTAGCGCCAGGGCTAGTCCGTCTCCCAATGGAATAACCACCGTGTTGTCAGGTTGCCCGCCGAAAACACCAAAGAACCATTTCTGTATCCCAGCTGGAGCCTTCATCTTTATCCACCGAAAAAATCCATCCGGTATCCGATAGTTCTTCATTCTTTTTATTGCCAGGTACTCATCTATCGCTCCCTGCATCAGCGATTCGGGGCACTCTGCTACCATGGTTTTACTCTCGTCGGGTTGGTTCCATCGTTTTTTAGGAAACATCATATCTTGTCCTTTTAAAAAAATCCCCCTACGCCGGATTCCGCCACGCATCCAGCCCGGTACAATCATCACTAATCGCATCTATCATTGGCAGTTATTTTATAGGGGGAGTTTATAATCAACCTCGAAAAATCCAAGCTGTCCACAACAGGGCATAAACGACAGCTCCTTTTGATCCTTAAAAAGAAACCCGAATTTTCCGAAAAACCAAGGGCTGTCATATTCCTCTACGCAGTCGTAAAGATTTACCCTTCCAATTATTCCTCCAGTGGGCAGGTTGAGTGGTATTGTTAACCCGAAAGTGGTTTCAATCCAAACAAACGCGTCCTTGTCTACTTTTTTGCCTGTGTGAATAAGGATGTTGCCGCGCACTGGCTTACCCCTTCCGAAAGCCTCATTTGCAGACCAGTCTCTATTTTCAACCGGTTTGCCATGAAACAAGGCCCACGCCCACGGCTGTTGAACTGATAACGCATTCATGCTACCTCCTTTTTTTAGCCCTGCACTCAGGACACGTTTTATCTCTCGGCCCTGTCGGGGTGAATGTGTTTCCACAATTGCATGTCTGATCCTTGTAGTGCCGTCCGGGTTTATCCTCAATGATCGGTTCTGGTTCTACTCCGTCGAGTTGTGACGGGTGCAGCAGGCACGTCAGGCATTCCGTTTGATTCATAATTGTGGTTTCAAACGGCTTTCCGCACTCTGGATTTGAACAGGTCTTTTTTACTGGATACATGCGTCATCCCTTGTTTTTTCCCGCTTACGTTTTAAATACGCTCTGTTTTCGGCGCACTTTCCAGGAACTTTACCTATTGCACAATTACACCAGTTAAATGATCCACCATGATTTTTACAGTGAGTCTTTCCGCATCCGGGAGGTTCGAGCAACCTAAACATTGTTCCGAATAAATTTCTCAATTCAGCTTCAGTAGTTGCTCTTTTTTCAAAGGCATCCAACAAATCAGTTACCGACTCAATCTTTTTAGGTTTAAACTCGCCATCTTTGGGGAAGTACCTGTTATGAAACTCCACATCTCTTTTAGTATACGGCCATCGGTACATATCAATAGCCTTATCTAATCTCGGACGATAATCTGATCTATGCATTTGTTTCCTCCACGCAGTCGAATTTTACCATTGCCGACAAAAAACTTTTGTCTTCTGTGATGTCTTCATATTGGTCAAACATTTCTTTAGGTACTTCTGTGTCCGACGTAGGCACTATGAAATGCCCGTCTTTTTTTGAAGTACCTTTCAGCCTGTAGTGATGATATCTAATTAGGGTTGGCATTCGGACTCCATTATTGCTCTTCCAATTTTCAATCTTTGGGTTATCTTTAGTTGTAGATACATTATATCTCACCAAACTCACCGTGATAAGTTGGCTTTGCTGCAAGTCGGGCTGATCGGGCATCTTCGATGTTGGTGAAATATCCGAGGTGTTTTAGTTTTCTGTTGAGTCTTATATACGCCACAAACTTACCGGCTCTCTTGCTAAAACAGACCCCATGAACCCCGGTAGAGTTGTTTTTTAGGTGACGTATATTCATTCGATTCTGAGATATTGTGGCAATTCGCAGATTCTCGTTCGTATTGTTGAGGCTATTCCCGTCAATGTGGTCGCACTCAAAACCTTCTGGGCACCACAAGAGGAGTCGGTGCATGTATATTAATTTACTGTTGCCTCCCTCTGCTATAGTTGAGTGTCGAACTGCATATAGTTTGTGGTTGCAGATATGTGTGTGCCAATTGAAGCCCTGAACCATCGGTAGCTTGTCGTTTGATACGATAGTCTCGAAACCTTTGGTGAGCCTGATAGTGGATATCGCTTCTCCAACAACGATAGGACGTTTTGGCATAAAACTACCCTTAAAAATATAGCCGATCCCCCATCAATCCGGCTCAGTGGATATCAGGGGGAACATTTCAGGAGAAATGCTTTTTCGGCAGTTAGACTAAAATTTTATTCTTTTGTATCTGAGCCACACTTCTAATATACATTGTTCGGGTCGGCACACCGTTATTTTTTTTATTCTCAGTCACGTCACCATAGTTGTGAAAAGGTCCATCTGCTCTACTTTTTCTTTTTTAATTGCTACCGGAGCACATACCACCGGCTCGGGCTTCCACGCCGGCAAATCCTCGGGTTGCTGGTCAATGCTTTTAACCTCCCCGGATTCCACTATTTTATTCCCGACAGCTTCAACCATGGCGGATAAAGTAACCATATTCTTTTCTCGCCTGAAGTCGTCCAAGCTGCTTATCATACGGTCGAACTCTTCGGCCATGAACATCCGCTTCAGTGCGTGAAACTCCCGGTATCCTTCTGCCGCTTTCTTGCTGTTACCAGACATAAGCAGGTATACTATCACACCTATTTTGTGATACGTGCTGCCGTCCCAATGTAGGGCATCGACTTCGGGTAATCCACCGTGAGTCATTTAATTTACACTCGGTAAGGGTAAAAAGAATATTGATACTTTTTTATTCGTTTCAATGCCCCATCGGTACCGGCACTCGTCGCACAACCATGTTCCATCAGTGCATAAATGAGGGTATTCTGCTCCACAATTAGGACATGCTGGATGACTCATTGTGGATCGGTTCTATTTTTATGTTCAATAGCACCGTCAACAGCGTTTCTCAGATCAGAATCGAGACTTTTTCCATCCAACCATGCTATATAACTAAAATCATTAATGTAAATAATATACATGGTATCACCCTTATATTTTCCGAACGGCATTTTAAACGATCTCCAATCAGTAATCATCTTTCATCCTCTGGATAATGGTCTTCTAAATTTTCTTCATAAGTACACGGCCCAGATGTCATACATCCTTCTCCGAAAAAATAACAACCCTTATCCTTGCATTCTCCCGGTTGTTTTATTTCGGGTTCTTCCGAAGAATAAAAATCAATATCTTTCATTGTCCACTACTTTCATAAAAGCTCTTTTGTCTTGAACCGAAAGTTTTTTTACACTTGTTCCGTCGCCGTAGTGAATTGTGTCACAATCGGGGCATCTCTTACCTCTGCCGTGTAGTGACCAAACATACGCTATTACATCGTTTTCGCAAAATGGGCATGTAATTAAAACCTTTTTTCTTCCAGGCATTTTAATGCTTGTAATAATTGCCCGGCTAAAATGTTCCCTCGTTTCAAAATTTCCATCATTAGATATATTCATAGCGGCCCTATTAAATGTTAATTATGCTTTATTCGTTGTTTCTGCTGGTTTGTAAACCCTTACAAAATCAGCTTCACCTTCTGTAAGTTCCCGGTAACAATTTTTAAATGTTTCTTTGGGACTCCACGAATCATATGTGGTTTCGTCCGGGTTTGAATAAACCACCAAAAAACCTTCTTGGTCGTTATCGTCGGACGAATGTTTGACATCGTGATATTTAAAATCAAACTCGTTTCTTGACATTGGTTTTCCGAGCACTATTTTCGTTCCCACAAAGGGAACTAATTTTTCATCCATACTGGTTCTTTCTATTTTAACAGGGCCGCTATTTTCTTAAACTTACAAAACTTTTTCTTTTTTAATTTTAATATTCCCATTTTACAATAATTAGTTGCCTTATTTCTGTTGTACTTACAGTCAAAACATACTTCTGGGTTATAAACTTTATCTGTTATAATGTTTTTAAAATTATTTTCAATACATACTTTGCAAAAATCAGCTTCTTTCCATATTATTCCGTTATGGTTTTTTATTTCAAGAATAGCTAATCTATACTTTTTTCCATTAAAAAAACAATAAGTCTTTTTTTTAAATTATTTCTTTTTTACATAAGTCACATATTATTTGAATCATAAGTCTACAATTGCCCTTCGTGAATAAAATCGGGAAGCATATCGTTATCGCAATTATAAAGATGCAAACAGTACGGATGAATATTTACATACTCTTTTTCGTTTGGAAGAATCTGAATTGCCTTTTTGTACCTTCCAATAAATGTATTTTTTACTTCTTTTAAATCTTCCCACGTCGGCAACCGGTCGGGTTTGGCACACGATACATGCAGCCACCATTTTCCGTCATGGTTCTCCATTCCGCAAATAACCGACATACCATCGTTTCTCAAATACCGTTTTTGAATATTCATGTAGTTATCTATAAAACGATATCCCGGTAATAAAATTGTAACCCTGTCAGGTAATTTCCAATCTGCTATCAAAATGCATTCTCCTGCTCTTCGTGAAACCTTGCCGTTGTTTTATCAAATTTTATATTCGCCGTTCCAATCGGACCGTTGCGCTGTTTGGCAACTATTATTTCGGCGAGCCCAGCGTCTTCTATTTTTTTTGTGTAGACTTCCTCCCGGTGAATGAATGCCACTACGTCGGCGTCCTGTTCGATATCGCCACTCCATCGAAGATCCTGTAGGTTTGGCCGCTTATCTTTTCCCTTCTCCTTATTCCGCGCCAGCTGTGCCAGCAGCACAACCGGTATTTTAAACTCCTTCGCCGTCGCCGAAAGAGTATTCGTTATTCTTCCGTATCCGATTGCCGGATTTATGTTTTTATCGTCCCCGTAATCCATCTTGTGCAGGTGGTCAATATAAACTATTTGAAGGTCAAACCGGGTAATCATCTGCCTGATAATACTTCTGGCTTTCATCACCGATATGTGGGGAGTGTCGTCTATCCAGAACGGAAGTTCAGCAATTTCACTCAAAGCTTTTTGCACGTCCGGCATTTCGTGTCTGGCAGTCATGCCGTGGCTGATCTTAAAAAGATTCACTCCTGAAAGTTGTGCACACTGCCGGTATCCTATCCATGCCTCGCTCATTTCAAGGCTCAAAAACCCTACTCTCACTCCGCCTATGGCCTGATTAAGCATTATCGTCGTTGCCAAAGCCGTTTTCCCCTGGCTTGGTCTTCCTGCCAGCACAACTAAATCGCCTATCGTGAACTCTCCTATAATCAGGTCCAGCTCTTTGATACCTGTCTTATACCCCATTGTGGCGCCGCCGTGTCGTTCAAACATATTATCAACAGTGGCGGCAACCATTTCCTTAGCCGTGTGGATCTTACTTTGAACTCCGGTATACCGCGCTTCCTGATATGCAGCATCAACAGCGTCGAGAAATTTCTCGTGCCCTTCTTCGTGTTCCCGAATGCTTTTTATCCTGTTTCCGAAATTCTCCAACCGGCGCTGTATTCCTATTTCCTTCACGCGGTCGATGTAGTAGTCTATGTTTTCGAGCGTACAAATACTGTCCGCTATTTCTGCAACATCGTTGATCAGGTCGGGGTATCCTGCTTTTTCCACCTTGTTTGCTACTGTTGTCCGGTCAACCAGGTCCCGGCCGTCGCTCATCTGTTTTAAAAGTAAAAATATTGTCCTGTGAACGGGTGAATAAAAATCATCATCCTGCATCTTATCGTAGATAATATCCAGTGCTCCTGGTACAGTTATGGCACTCCCGATAAGTGTACGTTCATAATCAAGTACCTGAGGGGGCGGTCGATCGCCGGGGTTCTGCTTCGGGTAGTCGCCCATATTACATCCACACTATACGATGATCATTGTTTTTGTTAATAATTTTAATAAAATATTTTGCTACCTTTTTTGCTTCCTCGTTTGAATAAACTTCTGCTCTTAATTCATAACCTCTATTTCCATGGTCGCACGACAGTATGACCCAATCATTTTGTTCTTCAGACCACCATTGGTTTTTTTCCTCTTCCACCCTGACGCTTACGTGCTTTGCCCCTATCGATACTCCAATCCAAGATGTTATTGTAACAACCAACGATCTCAAATCCCCTATTTTACTAGGCCACCTTGGTATTCTTTCGCCGTTTAGAATATTCCAATCGTGTGCGTATATCATTTTTCACTCACGTTGTATTTCTGCGCCAAGTCGCACATAGCCTTCTCTACGGCCTGCTGTCGGGTAGACCCCGGTATCCGTACCACCTGATCGTAGAGGGCTTCCCAAGACTTTATATCGTTTTCTGGCGGGTAGTGGGGGTAATCCTGCTTTCCGGGGAAATGCTCTATTACTCTGCACCATAGAGTAGTAAACACTGGATACTCTGGAGGATTATTCAGCCTCTCTTCTTCAAGGGCCTCCAGTGCGGCGGTTATCTTCCCCGGTGCCGGTAGACAGTTATACTGGTCGTGGGCTATGTGCCAGTTCATAGCGCAAAGAAAATCTTTTGCCGGCACGTCTTTGAAAGTCTCAAACCACCAATGAGTCTGAATCTTTGAAAGTGGATGGGTCTCGTAGAAAGCTGTAAAGTCAGTCATCAGTTTTTCAAACTCTTCTTTTACCATGTGATTCCACCTTCCTGTTTCTTTGAATTCCCGTTATTATTAATTCCTATGTAGATTTTACCCTCATTCCAGCGCAATCGTAGAGAGTCCATCGAAAGAATGTTGTCGCGCCACGTGAACCCGTTCGGCCGGGGCGGCATGTCGTGACACTCATTTATTATTTTTTTAATATCCTCTATTGTTCTTTCATCCCTCTGTACCATTAACCGTACAGTGTTGTCCCATTTAATGAGTGTGTCGTTAGTTATCTTCTGCTGCCTCGTTTCTAGTACACGATTTTTTAGGAGATCAGAACATTCACGATATTCAGGGACGACCTCTTTTATTTGATCTTCTTTTGTTACTAGGTTATTTGTATTAGGATATATGGCGGAACTTTCTAAGGCAGGGCCTGCACTTTTTTGGGCAGGGACCGCTGCACTTTTTTGGGCAGGTGCTTCCATTTTAGTACCGCGGTCGTATTGTGGAAAAGAAACAAGGGCTTTTATTTTTTCTTCAATGAACCGGTAATATGTCCTATTTCCCAACTCAATATACCTCTCCATTAATCCGTTTTGAACAAGTTTCGACATTATTCTTCCAACCATTTTACTGCTACTTATTTCGCATATTGGAAGTTCGTCTATAAGCCACTCATAGGATATCCAGAAATACTCTTTGTTGTTCACCCGGATAGTTTTCATTTTCCCAGTGTCGCGGAAATCCACGATACACCTGATTATTTGAACATCCACACAATCTATTTTGTTGAGAAGTAATTCTAGGTGGTTGAATCCACAAATAGAGTGCTTCATAGTGCTCCTTAAATAAAAAACCCGCGTTCTGTTTCAGGCCAACTCACCCGCCCGGGCTCACACGGGCAAGGTAGTTTAAAACAAAACACGGGTATTGATTTCGTGTCTGTGAGTCATGTCAAATCGTGCGTTACCGGCCAAAGTAATGCACTGGTATCAAATATAATAAAAAAATCAGGCTTGTGGTAAATTTATTTCAAACCCGCAGTTCGGGCACTTCACCATGTTTTTTATCTGCTGCTTCAACTCAATATTCTCCTGCCTTACAGCTTTGACTTCTTCGTTTTTTTGAGTCTGAACAACCCTGGTACGTTCAACGGCAGCTTTCCTGTCGGCTTCTGCTTTTTTCTGGAGTCTTTCAGCTTCTTCACGTTTAAGCTTTTCCTGCCTGATCTTCTCATCCGATTCCCGTTTGACCACTGCAGCCTTTCGCCGTTCTTCTGCAGCATCAGCATCAGCCTTTTGTTTTTCTTCCCATAACCGATGGTTCTCGTCGAGCACACGTTTGCGTTCTATTGCGTCTGCTTTCTCCTTGGCGATACGATCTTCCTCTGCCTTGGCTTCCGCTGCCTGCCGGTCGCGTTCGGCCTGTTCTGCCGCTTCTCTGGCTGCTTTAAGCTCAACGAAGTGCTCCTGCTGGTCAAGATATTCCTCGATGGGTTCGATGAGCCCTTTAAGGGTCCGGGCTATCAGGTTGATCGCTTGGCTTTCTCGCGTACTCGATTCAACCAACTCCTTGCGCGTCTTCTCAATGACAATGCGCTTCTCCCGGAGAAACAACCGGCCAACCCTCGCCATCTTCATATCTGCGGTCTGGTTGGCGTCGACAACCCTGATTGTGCGCGACTTCTCTTCCCACTCCTTGGAAATTTTAAATGCTTCCCCGAACTTTTCAGCCATCAAATCTTTTTGGGTCTGGCTGAGTCCACTTTTGTCGATCAGTACCATTAAATCGGTTCCCATTCTTCCCTCCCCTACAAATACGGTTTAATATTTCGCTTCCAATAAACCTGCTCTGGTCGGCAGTTCTTCACTACGCTTTCAATCCACTCCTGCTTCGGCGTCACATTCGGCCGTGTCTGCGATCCCACTATAACGCGCTCAACCTTGTCTGGTATTCGGTACTTGATTTCCCCGAGTAGTGGTTCAATCGAAAAAAACGGCCGCGGGAGCTGTCCTACCAGTGGATAGTTGATCTTGAAAAACTGACGCTCTGGTGCCTCGCTGCCGGTTATGGTAATGCCCTGCATTACGTTATCCGGAAAGTCGTATCCTTGGTACGCCATAGGCTCCTTGGTAAGCAGCATGAAGGTGTGCTGCTTATAACTCTCCATGACATCGAGCACCACATTCATTGTATGAACCGGCCAAAATTCAATATCACTCATTGAGTCGGCAAAGATAATAGATGACGGTTTATTTTTAAGGTCTGGATCGTGTAGCCTTTCCTGATAAAACCTTATCTCGTTGAATTCGATTCCCTCGCGCTTACGATGCAGATGATTACAGTTCTTTCGAGCATAGCAAAAGCTACATCCTCGCTTACAGCCCGTAATAGGATTCCACGTGTAATCACACCATCCGATCGTATCTTTTGCAGGATTCATTTTGGTGCCTCGTCCTGCTCGTTATCACTGTGATAAACTGCCAGCTCTTCCGGTAAGGTGAACTCGATACGGTTCATGTCGCGCATCATTTGGAAGTAATCTGTTTCGGTTTCAATTCGTATGTTTTGTACACTTACCTCCACAACCTGATCTTATGGTGATACTCTTATCCGGCAGTTTGCTTGTGCGGTCATATATCGTTTTCGTGTACCGGATAAATCCGCACTTTGAGCATTGAAAACCCACGTGTATGCGCCGTGATTTTCCGTCCCATGTTGCGAACATCTGTTTGTCGATAATACGCTTGATCTTTTTTGAGCACCAGTGGTCTTCATCCTGGTACACAGACTCTCCGCAGTAATTACAGTATACACGCTTCGGGTTTCTGTTCTGGTAAACCAGAATGATTCCTGCTAGTACTGCGACAACAATTACCAATAGCATTAAAATTTCCATAC